TACCTGCAGTGTACCACCAACCGCCCTCTTCGGGGCCTCCGTAGTTCTCGCCTGTTGAATATATACCAACACTCCACCAATAGTACTTTTCTTCATCTTCTAGATCTTCAGTAGACGCATCAGACTCACAGTTAGGACACACAACGTCATAACCTGTATCTAGACGTTGACCATAAGTATGAGCATAATTGCAGTGATTACATTTAATATAATTATCAGATTCGATCAAACCTTGCATGATTGTTCCTTTTTTTAGCCATTAAAAGATAAGGGGGCCCGAAGGCCCCCTGTGTGTTCATGTTGCGTAACGCTTAAGCAGCTTGCAGCTTTTCAATAAGCGTAGCCAGCGCAGGCTTAGTAGCACCGGTGAAGCCGGTGACATCAAAGCCTACAATTTGCTCCAAGTCATTCAACAGTTCCTTCTTCGAAGGACCCATATCTTTTGGAGCTGCCTTGGCTTTAGGTGTAGCAACATAAACACCTTCACGCACCAACTTTGACCGTACCGACCGTACTGACTTGCTAACAGCAGCTGCGATCTCATCAAGACCGTCATTGCCGAGCCCGTTGTACATTTCAACGATCATTTCTACTTGTGCGTCTGTGTAGTTTACTGTAGTATTAGCCATATTTGAACCTCTTTCTATATAATTGGCTTCTGAGCTGGTTCGAGGCGCTCATTTCCCTCATCAACATAATCAATATACGATAAAAACAGCAAGTAAGCAAGAAGAAACATGAACAATCTACTTCTATGCTGCTCTCTATTTTTTTATGTGACTTGACTTTGATGAGCGGCCACGGCTAATTTGCGCTTGACAACGCTATAGTTTTTCCACTATAATAGTGGCGCTAGGCTATTAAATAATTACTTCGAATGCCTACTAGGGCCCACGAAATTTGATAGTTGAACTACTACTTGGCCTGGTGCTAAAGTTAAAGTAGACTTAGCTTTGAGTACATTATAAATTGTTTTTCTACTTGCACTCGGGTAGTTGAACTACTACTATAGGCGGCGCTAAGGGCGCCTAATTCAATTTTAAGTTGTGTCAAGAGAGAAAAAGATCAATGAAATCAATAAGTTAGGAGCCCGGGCGCGTCGGGGCCTAAGCCCCTGATTTAACTCAATAATTCTGATATCTCATCATCATTCATTAAATCTTGAGCTTCTAGGCAAATAGCTGCGCCTTCCTCTGCACTAAGCCCATCATTATACGCATCTCGACTTAGCCAGTCTGCTAGGCAGTCTTGTCCTAAGCCTATAGAACGTTCTAAGATCCGATCGATTTCTGCAAACCATTCTTTATATGTGTTTGAATGTTTATTCATAATAAGTTACTCCTTTTCCTGCTGGTGGTAGTGATCTCCAAAATTCATCAGCGCTTTGCTGCTGTTCTGGTGTTTCATAAGGGCAACCTCCTAGATTGCAAGGCATAGCAATCTTATGAGGTTTATTATCTCTCTCAGCATATAAATTTATGCCACAAACTTTACATTTGCCGATAGCTTTCCATTCAACTCTTCTAGCCATGTTTTCTCCTTTAATTATTAGTATCAGTTTTAAAATATATCTTCAATAGTAAAAAAAGTGTTTGTTTTCAGTAGTTTAGCAGGTTGGGGGCCCCGCCGCCTAACCCCTTGATATTAAAAGAAAATTAAGTATATAAGCCCGCTTAAAACTACCGTTTCGGATATAACAGAGTAAACGATATAAGCCTTTAGTATATAAGGAAGCGCAAGTTTAATTTTAGCCATTTTTTCAACCTCGGGTTGTGGGGGGCTTGCAAAACGCAAGCCCCAGTTTAATTATGCCGCAAGAGCCTGAGAACCGTCAACGCCTAGTCTCAGATTGATATCTCTCCAGACTGATCCCGAAAATTCCGAAGGCTTGGAGACTATAGGCATAGGCTTTTTGCGATGCAATGCTTTAAGCAAAATGTCGCTTTCAATCAAGCAATCATGCCACGCAATATGTCTTTCTTCAAAATCTTCTTGCATGAATTCCCAACGGTAGGCGCTTTCCGCAGACGTTGAAAAGTATTTGCCAGACTTTGAAGGGTTGGCGCGATAATTAAGAGGAACGCTTTGACCCCAGAAATCCCAAATATCGAGCAGCGGAAAAGCATTATCTAACCAACGCGCAGAGTCGTCATTATGCAAAACTTGCAAAGTGCGCGGCAGATGCGTAAAATCAAAACGCGCATTATAAGCGCATAAAATGACTTTATGACCAGCAGCAGCAAGCGCATTAATTTGCGCGTTGTATTCTGCGCGAACGTCATCAATAGAGGCAGGCACAATTTTGTGGCTATAAGCATCATCAAAATAATGACCCATTTTTTCAGCGAAGAAAGGCAGATCAAGCTTGAAGGCTTCACGAATAACATAAGAGCCAGAACCGTATTCCCGACCTTTTCGGTCAACAATGCGCCAAGCAACATCAAAAGCAATACGCTTACGCATGGTGGTTTCAATGTCGGTCACAACGAAAAGAGTAGGTTTGAAAGGCATTTGTAAATTCTCCTGTATGCTTTACCCTTATAGGTGTAAAGCAAAAACATTCAGCTGTCAAATAAAAAGAATCGTTTAAAAACAAGGACTTAGCCTTTTTCTGCTAACTAAAAAACCGTTTGTTTTCAATGACTTAGCTCGCGGGGGGCCCCGCCCCGTAAGTGTTTGTTTTCAAACACTTTTTTCAGTGTCAAGTAAAAAGGGGCAAGGCTGCAACCTTGCCCCCTCTGGTTTATGCCACCTTAGAGGCGAATGCAATCAGAGATTGCAAACCTTCTTTGGTTGACCCCGAAAGTGGAGTAACATCAAAACCAACCATTTCTTCAAGCTGATTTAACAGCTCTTTTTTGGTTGGGCCTTGATCCCGCTTAGGTGCAGCGGCTTTAGGGGTGGCGACATAAACACCCTCACGCACGAGTTTCGAACGAACTGACCGGACAGATTTGCCCACGGCGTCAGAGATATCTTGCAGACCTTCGTTTCCGAGATCAGCATACATAGAAACGATTTGCTCGACTTGAGCGGTGGTGTAATTTGCAGTTTTAGATGTAGCCATAATTGGCCTCCTTTTGTTTGAGGGTTAATATAATATTTATAGCTTTAAAATAAGCAGAATGCAAGAGAAAAGAATCGTTTAAAAACAAGGACTTAGCATTTTTTTTCAATTTAAAAATCGTTTAAAATCAATGACTTAGCCGCCGGGGCGCCCTTGCCCGTAAGTGCTTGTTTTTAAAGGATTAAACAGCGGTTAGCTGTTCAATCCGTGAGTCAAGGTTTTCGCATAGCCATTTAACAGCTTCTTGCCAATCTTTAAATGGTTCATTGGTGTCATGGTTTCCCGTCGCCCAAATTCCATCATTTTCTTCGTCGTAGCATACGACTTCAAAATTGCTATTCTCTTCGATCTCTCCGTAGCAATCACAGATGCCACCATCTGGCCGTGTTATCATTAAGTGTCGCATATTTCCTCCCATGCGTTTTTCGTGACATTCTAACATTAATTCGTGAGTATATTCCATAACAACCTCTAGTTGAGTTTTGCGGGATCTAGTACCGCAATACCAATTTTTCGGATAGCAGAACGGACACTTTGCGCGTCATCAAACATCACTTTTGAAGCTCTTTTAAACTGGCGGAGGCTTAAAAAGGATGAAAGCTGTTTCGCCTTAAGTGATCCGTCTGCTTCCATATTTCCCACAGGGCGAGAAATAATCTTGTGAGCAACCATGTTATTCTTTTTTAAGAATTCATAATCTGCGCTAGACATATTTCTAGCAGTGCAGATTATAACATAGTCACCCTTATCTTTACGGTTGCTGATTTCCTTAGCTAAAGGAAGCAGCTTATCTTGAGCTATCTTTTCAGGCGTAGCGTTGGCAAACCAAGCCGCCAAGTTTAGCGTACCATCTGAAAGAGTAGCTTGCCGATGCGAGCTATCAACACAGGTTCCGTCTAAATCAAAGATAGAAATATTTTTAATCATTAGTAAATTCTCCTTGTATATAACTTATAAAGAATAAATCAGCTCAAGTCAATATAAAAGAATCGTTTGTTTTCAATGACTTAGCATTTTATTTGAATTAAAAAACCCTTTAAAATCAATAACTTAGCGAGCGGGGCGACCCCCCTGCTAACCCCTTGATATTACACACTTTTTTGGCGGTGCGGCTAACCCTTTGATATTAAAGGGTTTTTTTGGAGGCTAGGGCCAGTCTTGCTCCTGCTCTAGCCTCCACTCAGCAAGCTCCCGATCGCTGAACTCTTGCCAGTAACAGAACCGCCATTCTTCGGGTATCTGGTGATGCCCTTCGACTTGGATAGAAACTTCCGTGCCGCACTCATCGTAACATATAGCAGTTTTTACAGACATAAATATCTCCTAAAAGGGTGGTGGGGAAGCCTAAGCTTCTCCCATTTTTTTAGCAAAAGAGATTAGCGAAAGCAACCCCTCTTTAGTGGCACCAGACAGAGGTGTGACATCAAAACCACACACCTGCTCGAGCTCATTAAGTAGTTCTTTTTTAGTAGGTCCTTTATCAATTGAAGACCGTTTCGGCTTAGGGGTAGCCGAGTATACGCCTTCGCGTACTAGTTTAGAACGTACAGAACGCACTGACTTACCGACAGCTGCAGCAATCTCTGGAAGAGATTCGTTACCTGATTGCTTGTACATGCTGATAATTTGATCAACTTGTGCGGTAGTATAATTTAAAGTTTTAGTAGCCATGAGTACTCCTTTTAATTGACTATAAGAAACCATACGCTTTTATTCTGTTAGCGTCAAGCACTAAAAAAGTGTTTAAAATCAACCACTTAGCGCGCGGGGGGCCGCGCCCTCTAACCCTTTGATATTAAAGGGTTATTAGGCGCTGGGCGTTAGTAATCTGCCCCTTGCATTTCAACTGAATATGCTTTACCATTTTCAGCTTCTTTTATTTCCTCATAAGGCGCCCCTACTTTTCTATAGAGTTCTAATTTGCAACACTCTAGCGCGCCCATCATTTCATTTAGATACGCATAACGTACACCATGCACCTCTAAAAAATTATTTATAAAGCTAGATACTAGCCAGTTTAGTTCTCCGGCGTTGTTGGGTACCCATTGGCACCCTTGATCCATTACAGCTTCATCAACGCGTGAACGATCTTCTACGGGAATATAAGGCATTTATGCAACCTCCGATTGTACTGTTCCAACAGTTCTAAAATCTTTAAACATACTCACAAGGCGCTGGGCCTTTTGCTTTCCTTCGTGCATAGCAATAGCTTGATCCGCACCTTCTACTAGATCAGTGGTTTCTAACCATGTCCAGTTTTTAAAATGGGTGAAAGCAACATCAGAGATTGCATTAGGAGCAATGCTTGCACACTTACCTATCGCATACACTGGTTTACCACAACCATAAGCCATTCCAATTTCAACCAACGCTCCGCGCTGTTCTTCGTTAAAATCTTCACAATATAGCAGCAAGAAATCACTATCCCGAACATCTTCATAGCACAAATTCCAGAGCTGATCTTTTTGATTTTGCACAAAATCACTGTCATTTTCTAGGTCAATCCAGCGAGCTTTTACAGCGTATCCTAGATCATCACGTAGATTTTGAAATTTTTTATTGTGCCAAACTTTTCCAGCGGTGTAAAATGTAGTCATAAGATTTTCTCCTTTGTTATCTTATATAAGTTTATCGCATAGTTTTAATTGCTTTGCAACCCTAAAAAAACTGTTTAAAATCAACTACTTAGCGGGCGGGGCGGCCCTGCCGCTAAGCTATTGATTTTGCACGCTTTTTACAAGAACTCAGCTGCAAGTTGTACTGCTACCCATATTGCAAGCGTACCTAGTAGAGTTACAACTATACCTAACCAAAACTCTTTTGTAGCCAGGTGATACTTTATAATATCTAGATCGGTCATTTTTTAACCCCTTTGAAGCTGCTAGAAATTTTATTGTTGATTGTTGACGAACAACGGCGAGATGGAACAAACCATGAACCGTCAGCCCTTTTTACGGGCTGCGGTGTTTGGGGTTTACGCTTTGCGATTTTCATATTAAACCCCAATCTTTTCTAAAAATGCTGGATCAATTTCAAGATCCGTTGGAATTCCAAAGCGGCGGATTTTTTCACCGGCAAGCTGGATGCTTGGCGAATAGCTATCGCGCTCAACCATAGAATTGATTTTAGACCGTGGAACCCATAGCGCCTTGACTTCGACGCCCGCAAATTTGCCCTCTTGAACAAAGGCAACAGCTTTTTCGGTTTCGCGAACAATATATCCAAACATTTTAAATCCTTTCGTAAATGTCATAATATTAATATAAGCATATTTTCGCGGGTTTCAAGCCCATATCCAGCTTTTTTTGTAAAAATCTGCTAACCTATTGATTTTAAAGCAAAACAAATTTTTTTTAAAAAAAGTCCTTTTTTCTCTTGTATTTATCCCCCGCGGTATGTATATTCTTATTATAGATAGGAGAAAATCAGATGGCTAAAAAATCAAGAATCCCCGCAAAAATCCGCAACGAAGTTTTCGCGCGTTTTAACTGCTGCGCAGCTTGCGGCACTTGGGATGCTCGCGAAGCGGGTCATTTAGTTTCAGAAGCCAATGGCGGCGCAATGGTTTTAGAAAATTTTGTGCGCTTGTGCGATGTTTGCAATAAGGTGCAAGGAACTGCAAACGTAGTTTTTCGCGCCTATGCACCTTATAGCGAAGCCCGCGCCGAAATAGAAAGCCGCCGCGCATATTGGGCAAAATATTGCAAGGCAGCCGCCGCCGGTATCGCAAAACCATATCGGCCCGTATAGGGCCGGAAAAACTGCCGTTTTTAAAAAAAACTGTAGTTTTCTTATTTTTGCAACCTATGGTAGGGCGGTTTTGGCACATTACAACCTATGCGTGCGCTGCGCACACCCGCACGCGTTCCCCCAGTAATTTTTTGAATTTTCGTTAAAAGAGTTGGACATAGTACAAATACTATGATAACTTTATGCTATATACAATTAATTTTGTAAAGGAGTCTTACTATGATTGAAGAATTATCCTTCTTAGAAAAGAGTTTGTTATTTGCAAGACTATCAAACACTTCTTACAGAGATGAAACCCCTGCCCGTAGAAGAGGCCAACAGTTAGGTTTTAACGATATAACTTTTTTAGATCGTGACGGTGCACAAGCCTATTGCTTTTCAAGCAAACATGATTTAGTAATTGCGTGTCGTGGAACAGAGCCAGGCGAATGGAACGATGTTAGTGCTGATCTTAAAGCAGCTATGACTGCGGCAGAAACAGTAGGTCGAGTACACCGAGGTTTTAAACAAGAGTGTGATGATTTATATTCTTTGATATTACCACATTTGAAAGCAGCAGGCAACCGTAGAGTATGGTTTTGTGGACATTCACTAGGAGCGGCAATGGCAACAATCTTGGCATCTCGTTGTCAAGATGATATAATGTTACCAGAGGTAAGAGAACTTTATACTTATGGCTCTCCTCGCGTAGGCAATGCAGCTTTTTGTTGTTCTTTGAGTGTTACACATAGTCGTTGGGTTAATAATAATGACGTTGTAACACGCGTACCTTTATGGATAATGGGTTATCGTCATGATGGAAATGAGCAGTATATAAGTTCTTGCGGTAAGCAACGTAGCATACGAGGATTATCAAGAGCATGGGATCGTATACGTGGCATAGGTCTTGGACTAGCTGCCGGACGTTTTGACTCTATAAGTGATCACTCTATGCCTGGATATGTTAATGCTATAGAAAGACTGATAAATGACTAACAAAAATAATAATATGTTAACTGTTAAGTTAATGATATTTTTATGCGTAGCACTACACTTTGTGGTTATACCTGTATGGATGTGGAGCTTAGGGCTATGAAAAAGTACTGTGCTATTATAAACTTACATCCTGGAATTCTTGACAATGCAGGCATGGCAACCTCTCGCGCTCTTGCAAGTATAGGCTTTGATTGTGTAGTAGATACAAGAATAGGTAAAGTACTTTACTTTACTGCAGAAAGTGAAGAACAGGCTCACAGCGTTGCTTCTTCTCAAACAAATCAAGTTATGGAAACCTACGAACTGTCCGTGGTTTCATGAACAGGTGCAGTGCTACTCATATGGCTTTTGAACCCCTTAGCAATGGTGATCATCGTGCCTACGATGTATTTTGTGGAGTAGCTAGTAAAGGATACATATGGTACTGCAGTGAAAGATGTAAGTATGATACTCCTAAGCTACGTTATAGAGATTCAAGCGAGGAGATAAGTGATGACTGATAAAGAAGTAGCTAGACTATTTTATATGGTAAAAGGTCATATAACTGATCCTAAAACTATGAGAGACTGTTATAGTGGGTACTTTAAACGTATGTGGGGTAATCACGAGCTTTGTTATCATGAAGATGGATTTGAAGAAGCGTATAAAAAACATTTGAGGAGTAAGCATGAGACATAGCATAGAAAGTGTTATCCAACGAATAAATGTTATGCATGACTTAGCGGTGCAAGTACATAGATTGCGTAACCAATTTTCTGAAGATGCACACTGCAGCTATGATGCACAAAAATGTAACCACATAGTAGAGCAAATACAAAGTTTAGCTGCAGGTATTGCAAACGATCGTGAAGGCAATGAGGTTATAACTGAAATGGAGTATAAAAATGAACACAAAGTTTAGTATAGGAGTTGTTGTTGCAATAGTGCTACAAGTTAGTGGTTTTGTATGGTGGACAGCTCAACAAGCACAAACAATAGAACAACTAAGTGAGCAAGTATCTCAGTTAACTAGTCGTATGGCTGTAGAAGAAGAAATTACTATGGCTCGTGACTTAGCAGATTTAAAAGCTAAAACAGTAGAACTTGAGGGATGGATATCTGATATATTTTTTGACTTAGACGCTCTTGTAGAGTTTGCAGCTTTTACTGAGAATAAATGGGCAGGCGCATATGATGAAGATCCAGGCTATAACAGAACATTTGGTACAAAGCCTGTAGCAGCCGAATGAACAAGTTAACCCTACTTAGAAGCTTAACAGAAGAGCTAAGAACTATTGATGGAGGCACCTCTATTCAAACAGCTCATCTTCCAGGCCCTAAACAGTATACTTTTAATACAGATTGCCATGAAAATTGTTTTCCAAGTTATAAGTTTTTATATGAGCTTAACGATTTTCCTACAATCTGCTTCTATATAGTAGAAGAAGCCTTTAGAGAAGCTGAAGCAGGTATTAGATATAAAACTGCTACTTTTAATCTTAGAGGCTATGTACATGAAGACTTAGGAGAAGATGAAGATTCTACCTGGTGGGCAGAAGCTTTATTAGATGATATAGAGCATGTACTCAATAATTTAAAAAACCGTGTAGATTGTTTAATTGATGTAAGACTATTACAACTTAGCACTGACGAAGGTGTTATGTCTCCTTATGGAGTCGCTGATATGATCTTCACTATAACTTATGAGAGTGAATTATGAAAAATATATTTTTAATTACTGCACTATTCTTATCTACAGCTAGTTATGCTTTAGGTCAAGAAAAAACTATGACAACTATGCTTCCTTGCAACAATGTTATAGACGTATTTGAGGTGCTTCGTAAAGTAGATGAGCGTCTAATCTTTACTGGAGATAGTCTTATTCGTGAAGCTAACACAAAACAGTTTTTTAAAGCTGGATTGTACGTTTGGACTAACTTAGATACTAAAACAACTAGCATTACAATTATGTTTCCTGACAAAACAATGTGTTTGTTAGCACCAGTACGAAACTTCCAAGCATGGTCAGGCGAACAGCCTTGGGAAAAACCAAAAGAAGACTTATAAATGAATGATAAACCAAACATACCTGTTACTTACAGTGACCAATTAAACGAATCACTCGCTGCTCCAGCGCTTGATCCTACATATCTACTTGTCGCAAATGATTTTCTAGCCGGTCAGAGCATTGATGAAATAGCTAAAAATCACTCATTGACAATGGACCAAGTAACCAGTATTATTGAGAATAAAGAAGTTAAATCTTACGTGGATAACGTTTATTTAAGCCAAGGCTACTTAAATCGCCAAAAGCGATTAACAGTTATAAACAAAGTTATCGACGAAAAACTACAGGAAGCTTTTGAGTCAGGTGTCTATTCTAAGAAAGATTTACTTGATTGGATGAAGCTTCTTAATGATATGGAAACCTCAGCACGACCAAAGCGCGATACTGGAGTAGCCGTACAAATCAATAATAACTACGATTCCTTGATGAAGGATCTGCTAGGAGACAAAAAATAAATGTCAGCAGGAAAGTATAATTTCACTTGTGAGCAAGGAGCTACTTTTGATAAAATCATAACCTATAAAGATTCCACTGGTACAGCGGTAAGTCTTAACAACTACTTAGTTAGGATGCACGTTCGTGAGTATAGTGGGGGAGATCTTATAGTAGATTTACATAGTAATGCTACCTCAAATGGTCACTGTATATTAAATGGTTCGGTAGAAGACAGCGAAGATGGAGCTAACGGAAACGTTAGGCTACTAATTGCTGCAGCTAATACTTCTGCTATACCTCCTGGTTCTCTTAAATATGATCTCGAAATACAATCTCCTTCTGGAGTTGTTACTAGAATACTCGAAGGAAAATTTAACGTAGTTCCAGAGATTACAGTTTGAGCAACAGAGTAACCGTAAGTGAAACAGTACAATCCGTCACTGTCTCCGAGACCACAAATCAAGTAGTTGTAACAGCTCCTAATTCAGGGGCTATAAAAGTTGTAGAAGTAGGGATACGAGGTCCCAAAGGTGAAGAGAATGCCAACGTAGGTAATCTTAACATCGGTATAGGTGAACATCAAAATGAGATCACGGTGCGTTCAGGAGACGCCCGTGATCTTTTTATTAGTGCCAACACTTCTATACCTGGATCAAGTATTGTTGTAGGCTCTAACATTGTACCTAGTTCTGATGAAGCTACCAGCTTAGGTACTCCTGAACGCAAGTTTAAAGAAATACACGTTGCAGAAGGTACAATCTTTATAGGTGCTAACTCTTCTATCAGCGGCTCATCCATTGCTATTCAAAACTTCAATGTTGATCCTGATGGTACAGTTAGAATTCCTGGTGTGAGTCTTACTGCTGATGCAAACGCTGTTGACACAGTTGAAATTGTTGCAAGTGACTTGGCTTCTAACGCTCAGATTATAGCTTTAACAGGCGATCCTATTAACTTAAATACGGGCGTAAGCGATAACATTGTTGCGGCTATTAACTCTCTTTCAAGTGGTAATGCTCAACACCTACAAGATCTTGACGACAACGTAGTACAACTTACAGCTAATATTGGTGTAGTAAGCTCTAATCTCGATGCTTATGCTGCATACGCTAATGCTGCTATTGCAGATGTAGGCGGAGAAGATATTGCTGAGCTTCAAGCTAATATTACTTCTTTACACGACAATGTTGTATCTCTTGCAGATAATGTAAACGCTAATATAAATGCTACAACTGATAATGTTGTAGCTCTTGACCTACGTGTAACTGCTAATCTCGATGTTATTACAGCTAATGTAGACGCTCTTGAAAGTCGTACCCAGTCTAATATTGACCTGACTACTTCAAATGTAAACTCACTAGACTTTCGTGTAACTGCCAACTTAAACTCACTAGCTGGCAATGTAGAAGCACTAGACTCTTCTGTAACTGCTAATCTTAATACTTTAACTGCAAATGTAAATACTTTAGAAGTACGCACAGTAGCTAATTTAGACTCACTAACTGCAAATGTAAACTCACTAGAGTTTAGAGTAGAGTCTAATGTAGGATCTAAAGCTGATTTAGTTACTGTTGATACTTCTAATTTAGTGTCAGCTATTAATGAAACATATCTTAAAACAGGCTTTCCTCGCGCTAACATAGGCGACATAGTAATTAGCGGTTCTAATATTTCTTCTAATGCAGGAAGCATAACTCTTGACGCTACTAATCTTCTACTATTAGGAAACTTAATTGTAGAAGGAAATACTACTTCTGTAGATACTACTGTTACTACTCTAAAAGATCCTATTATTACTCTTGCAGGAAACACGGCATTAGAGTCCTCAGACGGAAAAGATCGCGGAGTAGAATTTAGATACTACGAAGATAATCAGTCTAAACTAGGATTTTTTGGTTGGAACGCAGCTTCTAATTCTTATTCATTTTTACTAGACGCAACAAATAGCGGAGAAGTATTTAGTGGAAGTCCTGCCGACTTTAGAGCAGGTGAAATGACTGCAGACAGCATAACTGCTAGCGTAACTCAAAGTAACGTATTTGGAGTAACAGTTGAAGCAACTCATAGTGTGTCTACTGGTAACCTTGTAGCTCAAACTATCGAAGTTACTAATTTAATAGCTAACTCTGTTAATACTACGGCTAACACTCTTGCTCTTGGAACAAGCTTAGACTATTCTTTAGCAGATGGCGCTTATCAATATTTTGATACTACTACAAAAGTTACTGATGCTATTGATATTCTTAATGAAGTTCTTGAAAATGTAAGAAATGATACTTTTGTCAAAGAAGTTTCTTTTGTTTCTAATGTTACCGCAGGCAACTCCCCACTAAATACTACCCTTACAATAACTGCTGAAGGCAATGCTAATAATTATGAAATAAGCTGGGGAGATGGAACAGCTAATACAACAACTTCTTCTACTTCTGTACCTCATACTTATGTTGTACCTGACGGAGGTCTTCAAACTATAACAGTAACAGCTAAAAATACTTCAGGATCAGGTGAAGGATCTGAAGCATTCACTACTCGTTCTAACTATATATCACTACAAACTCCTGCTCCTATAGCTGGATTTTCTATTGCTGATAATACTATAGATGATGCCTCATCAGTAACGCTTACTAATAGTTCTCAGTTTACTGACTCTTATGAAATTAACTGGGGAGATGGAAGTTCTAATACCTCTCTAGGTTCTAGTGGTGCAGGCACTCCAGGTGGGGGCGGCATTTTACACACTTATAATAATACTGCGGGAGATGAAACTTATACTATAACTCTTACGGCTGCTGCCTCTTCAAACGGCCAAGATGATAGCACTAATTCTTCTGTATATGTATACTCTACTCACACGCCTACTTTTAGTTCTAGCGTTACTAGCGGTAACAATGAAGAAGCCACTTCGGGCTTACCCGTAACCTTTACTAATACTACCAGCAGTGCTCCTGGTAACGACTCTTCTTATCCTGATACTATTAGATATAAGTGGGATTGGGGAGATGGAACCTCTCAGTATGTTACTGCAGGTTCTAGTTCTAGTGGCGATACTAATCAGAGCATATCTCATACTTTTGCACTATCTAACAGAACAGTGCAGCAGACTTTTGATGTAACCTTATCTTTGTATAATGGTCATAGCACTTCTCCCTTTTCTAGTTCAGCAACTACTATAACTGTAAATCCTGATCCTCGCTCTGAATATGTAGGAACTATGAGTACTATATCTCAAGGTCTTAACTCTTCTAGTTCTAGATTAGGATACTTATTCACAGACTATAGTGGTAATAAGAGAAATATAGCTACGTTCATAAATCAATCTGAAAATACTGATACCTATGAATGGTCGTTTGGTGATTCTACTAACACTTCTCTTTCTGAAGGCGCAGCTGGTACTCCTACTGGCGCTAATATAACTCATGAATACACTTCTACAGGAACCTACAACCTTTCACTACTTGCTACAGGAGATAACTCTTTGACAGCCACTGATGATACGGATACAAGAAATAACTATATTGAAATCGTTAACCCTCCAAGCGCTCCTGCAGGGCTATCTTCTAAAACCATAACTATGACTTCAGAAGACGTAGGACTATCTCCATTATTAACAGCTAGTTTTGATGATAATACTGGAGGCTCTAGTGTTAGTGCAGGAGATAGTGTGAACAGAACTGTAGATCAAGTTGGTTTTGTAACAACCGATACTTTAAGCTCTTATGCTTATAATGCTGTAGCAGGCGATCTAAGTGCTATTGTAAATGGAAGTGTAGACGGCACTAAAACCTTTACTACGGGTAATGATGCAGGAACCTATACTTCTCTTGTTATAAGTGAAGATATTGATGCCAACGGCTCAGGAGCTACTGGTAACTCAGTTTATGGCAGCAGCAGAATTTACCCTGAAGGATTTTATAGAGTATTCAAAGCTTATGTACAAAAGAGTGCTACTACTTTATCTGATGGCGTTAACTCTTTTTCTCTTCAGCATAGCACAGAAGGTTCTACTAATACAGTGGAGATAGTAAAAGAAAGCTTAACCGATACTCCTAGCATAGATTTAACCTCAGCAACTCTAACAGAAAGTGTTGCAGGCACAAAA